CCCGACGCGGATCGCTCGCACCGCGATCGGCGCGCTTGTTCAGGACCTCGTCCTGCCCCGACTCGTGAACCGCGACGCCGAAGCCGAGTTCCGGGGTGGCACCGGGACCGTCGTCAACGTCCGCATCCCCGGCACCATCACCGGTGGCGGGGCCCGCACGTACACACAGACGCTGCGCGACGCCAACACCCCGATCGTCCTCGACCGTCTGGCCGAAACCACGATCCCCGTCGCCATGGGCCCCGAGATCTACAAGGGCGTCCCCGTCACCGACGACGACTTCACCTTCGAACTCACCGACTTCAACTCTCAGGTCCTCGACCCGCTCGTCCGGGTCGTCGGCCAGGGAGCCGAAGCGGTCCTCGTCAACGAACTGAACAGCTTCACCGCTGACGCCACCATCACCCCCGCCCTCGACGGCTCCGACCTCCACGAAGCTCTCATCGAGGCCCGCATGGTCCTCAACAAGCGGGCCGTCCCGCTGGAGAGCCGAGTGCTCGCGGTGTCGCCCGAAATCGAAGCGCTGATGCTGAAGGACGAAGCCAACCGGCTGGTCCGCTACGACGCCTCCGGTTCCACCGAAGCGCTCCGCAACGCCACCATCGGCCGCCTCTACGGGATGCCTGTCGTGGTCGCCATGGAGATGACCGCGAACTCGCTCATGATCTTCGATCGGGACGCGTTCACGTTCGCGATGCGGGCCCCCATCGTCCCCTCCGGTGTCCCGTTCGGTTCGTCGGTCTCCTACCAGGGTCTCGCCCTCCGGTTCATCCGCGACTACGACCCCGCGTTCCTCCAGGACCGGGCCATCGTGTCGACGTTCGCCGGTGCCGAAACCCTCGACGCCAACCGCGCCATCCGCCTGGTCGCCGCCTAATGGCACTGGTCCCGCTCGCCACCGTCGAGGACATGGAGACCCGTTTGGGCAAGGCCATTCCCGAAGGTCTCGAACGGGACCGCGCCCAAGCGCTACTCGCCGACGCGTCCACCCTTGTCCGTCACGAAGTCGGCCGGACATGGGTGGACGCCGAAGGTGACCTAGAGAACGTCCCCGACGTCGCGGTCATGACCGCCATCTCCGCCGCGATCCGTGCCTGGTACAACCCGTCGCAAATCGAATCCGCCCAGTTGGGGGCCGTGTCGATCCGGTACGGCGACGTGTGGCTCACCGCCGTCGAACGCGACCGCCTCGGGACCCTCAACACCGGGCGCGCCGGCACCCTCTCGCTTGAGCTGAAACACGGCTACGGGTTCGAAGGCAACCGGCTCGAAGGGTGGGCGCCGTACCAGTTCAACGAGGTCGGTCCCGCCCCCGGCGACTGGTTCCCCATCGGGTACTGATGCCGTCACCCATCGAACAGTTCTTCGGTAGCGAAGCAACCGTTCACCACGTCGACGAGGACAGTCCCGCCCGCGACGAGTACGGCAACATCGTCCCCTCGGCGACGACCTCGACGACCCGTTGCTACATGGCGCAGCAGTCCCGCACCGAAATCGGTCTCGACAACATCGAGAAAGAACGGTGGGCGGCGTACTTCCCGGCCGGTATCGCCCTCGACGCCAACGACAGGGTCGCGGTCGACGGCAACGAGTACGAGGTGATCGGCCAGCCGTGGCCCGTCATGCATCCCGCCACCGGCCTCGTTGACCACCTCGAAGCGACCCTAGAGAGGCGTCGCTGATGGCCCGCATACAAGTCAAGGTCGACCAGAAAGCCATCACCCGGTACTTCCAGACCGACCCCGTGCCCCTCGGCGCCCTCCGGGGCGTAGCCGAAGGGCTCAAAGCGGTCGCCGTCGAAGCGTCCCCCACCGGACGCTCGGCGCCCTGGCCCGACCGGTCCGCCGGCCCGTTCAACACCCGCCACGGCCTCTTCAGGGCGTCGTGGGACGTCCGCAAATACCGGACCTGGTACCGGGTGGTCAACACCGACGCCTTTGCGTGGATCGTCGAATACGGCGCCGGCCGCACCAAAACCGGTGGCGGACCGACCCCCGCCTACGCCCCCATGCGCCGGGCCCTCCGCTCCGTGTCGGGCGGCAAGGCCGTCCTCTACGGCAAGGGTCAGCACGCCGACCGCCGGGGCTACACGTGACCGTCGACGCCGAACGCCTCACCTCCGCGTACCTGCGAGCCCACCCGCTCATGCAGGCCATCGTCGGTGACCGCATCTACACCGAACTTCCATCGAGAGCCGCCTTCCCCCTCGTCAAGATCACGCTCATCGGGGGCGAACCCGTCTTCTCGTACCCCCTGTACCTCGACGAGGCGTTCCTGCAATTCGACTGCTACGGCGGCCCGAAAGTGCAAGCACGCCTCCTCGTCGACACCGTCAGGGAACTCCTCGCGCAAGCCGAATTTCAGTCGGTTCACGAACTCGGAGTCGTCAACTCCGTTCGGTTCGGATCACTGCACTACCTCCCCGACGACAGCTTCGAACCACCGAAGCCCCGGTTCATAGCCGAAGCGTCACTCTTCACCCGGCCCCGAGCCGCCATCTAAAGGACGGTCCTCCTAATGGCATTCGACGCCACCGACATCCGCGTAGCCGGCAACGCCCACGTGTACCTGGCGCCCGCCGACACCGACTTCCCCGACTGGGCTGACGCCCCCGCCGCCCCATGGGTCGACGCCGGCTACGTCACCACCGACGGGATCACCCTCGCGTTCAACCGTGAGGTCACCGACATCTTCGCCATGCAGTCCCTCGACCCGGTGCGCACCATCGCCACACGCCTCCCCAAGACCATCACGTTCTCGCTCATGCAGCAGGGCCGCGACAACCTCCTGTTGGCCCTCGGCGGCGGTGCGTTCACCGCAGTGGTGGGGGAGACCGGTGTCTTCATGTACGAGCCCCCCGACGCCTCCGAGATGGACGAGCGGGCCGCGATCATTGAGATGGCCGACGGTGAGTACACCTACCGGTGGCACTACAAGCGTCTCCAGAACCGTGAAGGCATCGAGCACCGGTACCTCCGAGAGGACGCCGCCACCTTCCCCGTCACGATGCAGGTACTGACCCCTGACGACGGGTCGGTGCCCTTCTACATGACGACGGACGATCCCGCGTACGCCGCCGCCTGATGCCGAACCTCATCCCTCTCGGCACGTTCACCATCGAGTACCTCGACGGCGAGAAAGAGGAAGTCCGGTCCAACTTCGGTTCCGTCATGGAACTCGAAACGGAACTACCGGACCCCAACACGCCCGATGGGACCGCGCTGCTCTACGGCATTTGGCTCTACAAGGATCGGCCCGACGGCGACCCCATCACATGGGGCAAGAAGGTCCACAACATCACGCCGTCGGACGCACCGGGGGCCGCGGACCCTTCCCGGCCGGAAGCTGGGGCCGGCTGATTTGTCAGTTGTCGCTCGCTTCCGGCAACTCCGTCGTTGACCTTCAGCGTCTACCGCTCGCCGCCATCCAAACCCTCGCCGAAGAGGTGCAGGAACGCGACGAACGGTGGAACGTCGAACGTGAACTACTGGCGCGCCTCAACGACCTCGTGATGATGCTCCGCATCGAAGCGCTCGCCGGGATGGGCGTGAAGAAGCCCAACCTCCCGAAGTTCGAGCCGGTACCCCGGCCCGGTGACCCCGTCGACGAAGGACCCGCGACCGTCTCGCCCCGCGAGTTGGCCCGAATGGTGATGCAGGGGGTGTTCTAGATGCCGGTAAACGTAGGGACCCTGCTCGTCGACGTCCGGTTCAATACCGCCGGACTCGGACGCAAGCTAAGCGAAGAGTTGGGGGCCGCGGGCGGTGCCGCCGGCCGCGCCCTCGACCAGTCGCTCAGTGCCCGGCTCACGCGGCTCGGGACGTCGCTGGGCAACACCGGGCGGCAGCTTTCGCTCGGCCTCACGCTCCCCATCGTCGCGTTCGGACGGCAAGCCGCCAACGCGTTCATCGGGTTCGACCGGGCCATGACGCAAATCAGTTCGCTGGTCGGCGTCAACCGCAACCAGGTCGACGCCTGGCGGGGCCAAGTCATTGAGATGGGCAAGGCGTGGGGTGTGTCCGCTGAGGCGACCGCCCAAGCGCTCTACTTCATCACGTCGTCCGGCATCGAAGCCGCCGACGCCATGGGCGTCCTCGACATTGCGGTCAAGGGCCAAGCCATCGGTCTCGGCACCGCGCAGCAGAACGCCGACATCGTCACGTCGGCCATCAACGCCTACGGCAAAGAGAACATCACCGCCGCCAAGGCCGCCGACGTTCTCACCGTCGCGGTCCGGGAAGGCAAGGGCGAAGCCGACAAGTTGGGCGGCGCCCTCTCGGCCGTCATCCCCATCGCCTCATCGGTGGGGGTCAGCTTCGGCGAAGTAGCGGGCGCAATGTCCGCCATGACGCTGTCGGGCACCACGCCCGACGAGGCCGCCACGCAGCTCCGTGGCATCCTCAACACCCTTCAGGACATGCCCCCGATTGCCCAGCGGGCCCTGAAGGCGTACACCGGCCTCGACTACGCGACGGTCCGCGCCAACCTGTCGTCCAAGGGTCTGATCCCGACACTGAAAGACATCACTGACGCGTTCAAGGGCAACGAAGCCGCCACCGCTGAAGTGTTCGGCAACGTCCGTGCCCTCACCGGCGTCTACAACCTGTTTGGCGCCAAGACCGCGCAGACACTTGCGATCGTCGAGCAGACCACCAACGCCAACGGCGATTTCAACAGGTCGATAGAGGCCACCGCCGACTCGGCGGCACTCAAGTACGAGCGGGCCATGACCGACATCAGCGCGGCCATGACCGAAATCGGGGCCACGATCCTCCCGATCGTCTCCGGGATCGGCACCGCGTTCGGTTCCGTCCTCGGTTCTATCGCCAAGCTCCCGCCCGCTCTCGGAACCCCGATTGCCGGGCTCGCCACGCTCGTAGCGTTCGCCGGGCCCCTCACCTACATGGGCGGGTCGTTCCTTCGGCTCGCCGGTGGCGTCGCCGCCCTCAACACCCAACTGTTCACCGCCAACGGCCTCACCGCCCGACTCCTGTTCTCCAGTAGCGCCATGGCCGTCGCCTTCGGGCACGTGCTCGCCGCCGCCCGCGGGGCGTTTGCGTACATCATCGCCAATATCGCGATCATCGCCGCGGCGTTTGCCGCCGCCATGGTCACCGTCTACGCGTTCAACAAGGCCATCCACTACACCGACGAAGCGTTCCAAGGGCTCGAAGGCACCGCCAAGAGGAACAACCTCAACGTCACGTCGTGGGACGAACTGCAAGGCCGCATCAAGACCGCCAACGAAGGCATCGGCGACTACCAGCGGCAGATAGAGGAACTAGAGAACTCGCCGCTGTCGCTCACGCCCGGTGGCGTGCAAGAGCTACAGCAGCTGCGCAACGCCGGTGCCGTGTTCCAAGCGATGGGCGAGGACGCCCAACGGCTCTCCGATCAGGCCGCCACGCTTTCCGACAAGTTCAAGATCGGTAAGAACGAGGCGACCGCGTGGATCGTTGCCCAAGCCAAGCTCGGCACCACGTTCGAGACATCCGAAACAGCCGCCGCCGCCTACGAAGCGTCGCTTCGGTCCCTCGGCACCGCCGCCGCCGGGGTCGGCGGGTTCCCGGCGCTCATCGCCGCGGTCAAGGAAACGTCCGACGCGTTCTTCTCCGTCGTCAACGCCGAGAAGGCATACGCCGACTCCCGCAAAGCCATCGCCGACGCCAGCGAGAAGGTCAAGGAAGCCGAGAGGGGCGTCACCGACGCGCTCCGGCAAGAAGAGACCGCCAAGAAGCGGGTCGGGGACGCCGACCGCAAGCTCGCCGAGTCCGGGCGCAAGCTCGCCGACGCCCGCCTCGCTGCCGCCGACGCCCAGAAAGCCCTACAGGACGCCCTCGCCGGCCCGTCGGTCGATGAACAGATCAACGTGGAGTCCGCCCGGCTCGCGCTCGAAGAGGCCCGCCTGCGGGCACGGGCGCCCGGCCAGACGTCGCTAGAGAAGCGGCGGTCCGCCCTCGACGTCCGGCGGGCAGAACAGGACTTGAAGGACGCGCAGGCGGCGCACGACGAACGGGTCGCGGACGCCCGCAAAGACGTCGCCAGCGCCACCGAAGCGGTCGCCAGCGCAGAGTCCGCCCAACGCGACGCCGCCGAAGCCGCCATCGAAGCCCGCCGGGGACTGGCCGAAGCCGAAGACAAGGTCGCCGAAGCCCGCCGGGGCGTCGGCCAAGCCATCGACGGCGTCAAGGAAGCCGAAGAGAACGCCCTGCAACCGGCTCTCAACCTCGCCAACGCCCAAGCCATCCTCGGCACCATGTTCGCGACGAACACGTCCGAAGGCGCCAAGTTCCGTGAGTTCCTCATCAAGCTCAAAGACCTCTATCCCGAACTCGGCGCCCAAATCGACATCCTCATGGGCAAGTACGCCGCCCTCGACACGTCGATAGGCAAGCCCGGCAACATGAAGGGCGGGTTCCAATCCGAGCGGGCCATCGAAGGCCGCGCCACCGGCGGGCCCGTCACCCCGAAACGGCTGTACGAAGTCAACGAAACCGGCATGCCCGAGCTGTACAGCCAAGGCACCCGCCAGTACCTGATCCCGCTCGGCGCCGGCAAGGTCACGCCCATGACCGACCTGCCCGTCGCGGGCGGTGACGGCGTCTCCTACGGCGACATCAACGTCTACGAGGTGTCCGGCAAACCCCGCCAGACCGCGTATGAGGTCCGCAGGGAACTCCGCAAAGACTCCTACCTCACCGGGAGACGAGGGTGAGCTACAGCGTCCACTTCGCCCAACACCTCACCATCGGCGACGTCCCCCTCTCCACGCCCGCATGGGAAGTCACCAACATCCAAGCCCTCATGTCCGGGCCCGGCATCCGCGGTGAAAACCGTGTCATCCCCGGCGCCGCGGGCATCCGACCCCTCCGGCACCGGCCCACCGAAAAGACCGTCACCCTCGAACTCGTCGTGTTCGGCAACCGCGACCCCGCAGGCGTCGACCACCCCGACCCCGAAACGGGGCTCTGGGCCAACTGGCTGACACTCCGCAACCAGTTCAACGACCTCCTCCTCAACGACGGCGACTCCACCACCTCCGCCGTCCTCCACTACGCGGGCGGCACCCTCGTCGGCGACGTCCAAGTGTTGGGCTACGAAGTCGGCGACGCCATCGGCCCCACCGCCATCTACGTCACCCTCGACCTCAACATCGTCGGGGGGATGCTCACATGAGCGCCGTCTACCCGACCGCCGTCGACACCGCCATAGACCGCCTCATCCACGGCGGCGGCATCGGCTGGTCCATCCGGGCCGTGCTCGTCGACGACACGTTCGTCTACGACGGCACCCACGACGACATCGGCGACATCACCGGCGTCTCCTCCGACCCCGCGTTCGTCACCATCGACCGCATCGAGAACGCCGCGCTCTACATCAACGCCGTCACCTTCCCTGATGTGCCCGCCGGGCCCGCCATACGAGGCGCCGTCTTCTACCTCGACGGTGACGTGCTCCTCTGCCACGTCGACCGCCGGGCCGACACCGTCCCCATCGAAATCGTCCCCGACGGTGGCGACATCACGTTCAGTTTCGACCGACTCCTCAAGCTCTGAGGCGCCCATGATCTACAACAACGGACTCGACGCCCTCGCCGACATTGCCAGCGCCGACCTTCGGTGGATGCTGCTCAAGGGCACCGGCTACACGTTCAACCCCGACCACGACACCGTCGCCGCGCTCACACCCGGCTCCAACGAAGTCAGCGTCACCGGGTACGCCCGCGAACCACTCACCGGTGGCACCCGCACCGTCGACGACAGCACCGACAGGGTCACCTACACCGCCGACAACCCCGACTTCGGGACGCTCGCCGCCGGGCAGACCATCACCGCGTTGGTCCTCTACGAGCACGTCACCAACGACGCCGACTCCGTGCCCGTCGCCTACTACACGCTGTCACCAGTCGACTCGGCGGTCATCGACCCGTACGTCGTGCACTTCACCGACGGCCTACTCGCTTGGGTCGACGAGGCGTAGATGGCAGACGTCGTCCTCGTCGACGACTACGACAGAGCGACCCTAGGGTCGGCCCCCAACGGCCAACCCTACGGTGGCGCCGGGACATGGGAACTGGTCACCAGTCCCGACGTGGGCGTCGCGCCCGTCACCGGCACCGGCACCCTCGTCTACGACACCGGCCACCCCGACGCCACCGTCACCGTCGCCTTCACCGCCGGCACCACCGGCTACCCCAACGGTGACGGCCTCGCGCTCCGCTGGGTCGATTACCTCCACTACGTGTCGCTCACGGTCGGCGGCGGCGCGGTCGGGCTCGCCGTCCACCACCCCGACTATCACAACACCGGCCCCGGCTACTTCGAAGGTGGTCACACCATCGGCGAATGGTCCGTGACCCTCGCCGCCGGGCAGACGTGGACCGTCACCATGGACGGCGCCGACTACGAGGTCCGCCAAAACGGCGTGTTGGTCGGCACCGCCACCGACCCCGACGCCCGCTACCTCGACGCCGGCAACCACGGGCTACAGCAAACCCACGTAGACGTCGGGTCGCGGGCCACGATGACGGTCCTCACCGTCGAGTTCGACCACGCCACCCGCATCAGGGTCAACCCCGGTGACCCGCAACTCGCCCGCCGGGGCGACCCCGCCCACCTGGCGGTCGCCAACAACGTCGAGCCGTGGCTTGGGTGGCAAGACGACAACGGCACGCTCGCCACCAACGCCCCCAACGGTGACCCATACCAGGGGTCGAGCAACTGGTCGGTGGTCTCCGGGGTCCTCACCCCGACCGTCGGTGGAGAGCACTACCGGATCGTCGACACCGGCGGCACCGACTTCGACATCAGCACCCGGATCATCGGTCAAGGCGAAAACACTGGTCTCGTCGTCCGGTGGACCAACGCCGGCACGTTCGTCGGGGTGTCCGTCAACGACCAGCCCGGCCCCGACCTGCCGACCGTCTACATCTTCACTCGCAACGCCTACAGCTACGCCCTGCCCGCCCACTGGGCTGACGTGCACCCCGCGGTCCCGTACGACCTGCGCGTCACGCTCACCGGCGACGAAGTCCGCATCTACATCGACGGCGTCGACATCGGCCCGCCCTCGACCGGCACCCGCACCATCACCCACAACGCCGGGGAAACCCGTGGCGGGCTCTGGGCCACCCCGTACGGGACATTCGACTACCTCCGGTGGGTGCCCGCCGGCCTCGACGTCGACCTCGACATGGTCGCCGCCGGCGCGCAGCTCGCCGCCCACGCCGGGGTCCCGTACGTCGCTGCGCCCATCAACGTCGAGCCCGCCCACCTGGCCGCCCACAGCGGGTTCACGTCCCTCCCCGGCGAATCCACCGACGTCACCATCGACGTCGCCCCCGCCATCCGAGGGCCCGTCGTCTACGGGCCGTTCATCACCCGGCCCGGACAAGTCATCCCCCGCATCGAAGCGACCATCTACCAGCGCGGCGACCTCGCGCACCCGCTCGCTGTCCTCGACCAGTCCTTCGACCGGCACTGGCAGGAGATCCTCTCCGAAGCCGGCACCGGTGGCCTGACGCTCGGCAACGAAGACCCCGACGTCGCCCACGTTGGCCTCGACACGTTCGTCCGGTTCGAAGATGACGGGTGGGCGGCGTTCTGCATGCTCGTCCGGGAAATCGAAACACAGTGGATCGCCCAAGGCGAAGAGGTCGACCAGGTCACGACACTCAGCGGGCCCGGCCACATCGCCATCCTCGAAGAGGCCGTCGTGTGGCCCTCCCGTGGTGTCGGGGTGCGGCCCATCCAACAGAACCGCGGGTTCAACTGGACCTCGACGGACTACGACGACCAGTGGTGGATCTACGCCGACGAACTCGCCCAGCAAGGCGGCGACGCCGGCTACTGGACGGGATTGCCGCCCGTGTGGCCCGACCCCGGCGCCTGGTGGATATGGGCGCACATCCCGAACTCGTTGGAGTGGGCGCCCGCCGGCAACTGCTATCTGCGCCGAGTGTTCGAAGCGCCCGCCGGCACCGCGGAACTTGAGTATTACATCGTCTTCGACGGTGAGGGCGAACTGTTCATCGACGGGGAACCGATCGCCGCGGGCGAGTACGGCATCGAACCCGACATCAACGTGTACTCCGGGACCGTCGAGGTCAGTCCCGGCCCGCACACCCTTGCTGTCCGGTGCGCCAACGACATCGACCCCGAAGCCGACGAGGTCCACAACCCCGGTGGCGTCCTGTTCAGCGCGTACGCCGTCAACGCCGCCCAACAACGCATCGTCGGTGACCCCATCGTGCACTCCGATGGGACGTGGCGGATCGTCGAGTACCCGCCCAGTCCGCCCGGCATGACACCCGGCGAAGTCCTGCGGCACGTCATCGAAGAAGCCCAAGCCCGCGGTGGGCTCCCGTCCGTTGAACTCGCTTTCACCGACGAAACCGACAGCGACGGTGTCCCGTGGCCCGAGACCACCGACATCGCCACCAAAGTCGGCTACGACCTGTGGACATTCTTCAAAGAGCTGTGCGCAACCTACATTGACCTGTGGATGGAGCCGGCGTCGTTTCGGCTGTGGGCATGGAACAAAGGCGGGCGGCAAACCGCACGCGACCCCAACTTTCGTTCACCCACTGACCCCCTTGATCCCATGTCCGGCAACCTAGTGAACCTCACCTACCGGACCGTCCAATGATCACCACCGTCCTGTTGGTGTTCTGGGCCAACGGGTGGGCCGAAATCATCGACAACGAAGGCGTCGCCCTCCACGGCCGCCGCGAAGCCACCCTCGGCTTGGGTGCCGTCCAATCCGTCGACGAAGTCACCCGCATCGCATCCGAACAACTCCGGCTCTACGGGCGGCCCCGCGTTGAAGTCTCAGCCGACATCGCACCGGTCGGCAACGACGACCGCCCATACCGCGGCTACCTCGTCGGCGACGTCCTCAACGGCATACCCGGCCCCACCGGACCCGCCGCGCAACGCCTCACCGAACTCACCGTCTCCGAAGACATCAACGGAGAAGTCACCTACGCCCCCACCATGGGCGACCTCATCCTCGAAGCCCAAGAGAAGTTCTCCGAACAACTCAAAAAGATGGCCAACGGCACCCTCGAAGGCTCACCCGCCGCGACGCCGCTCTCCGACGTCACCGTCAACTCGGCCGTCGACTGTTGCCCCCCGGCCCCGCCGTCACCCGGAGAAGGCTGATGACATGGCTTAACGCAGGCAAGTACGAACACATCCCGATAGAAGCCGCCGCCGGCACCTACGTGACGGGCACCGCGTGGAAGTTCGTCAACCACTCCACCGAAGGGCCCCCCGGCTCCATCAACGGGACCATCAGCCTGTTCCGGGCGTCACCCGCCAGCACCCCGCACCTCATGATCGACCCCATGGGCACCGGGCGGCGCGTCCAGATGATCCGCCTCGAACGGTCCGCATGCGCCCTGCGCGGTGGGCGAGACGGATGGCAAACCAACCGGGCACGGGCCATCCAAATGGAAATCTGCGGGTACGCGAAGGACGCCGGCAACTGGCCCGATGACGCCCTCTGGCAGATCGCTGATGTCATAGCCGACTGCATCATCGCCGGCTACCCCATCAACCCCGACAACACGCCGGACTCCACAACCCTCCGGGGGACGCTCGCCACTGTCTACGCCCCCCAACGCATGAGCGGTCCCCAATGGCACGAGTTCGACGGGATCGGCTCCCACGTCTACGCGTTCAACAACGACCATTGGGACGTCGGGAACCTGCGGTCACCGCAAGTCGCCGCGTACGTCAAAGAAATCCTCGCCGGCAAAGGCCGCACGATCGTCCCCAAAGCCACCGTCGGCCCCCTCCCCGACACCCCCACCGCCACCCGCGACGGGTACCTCACCAAAGGCATGGTCGGCGGGAAGATCACCCACCTACAAGAACTGCTCGCCGGACTCGGCTACAACGTCGGG